AGTTGTATCTAATCTTATATGTTTTGGTATAATTTCATTACGCATAGGAAATACATTACAAATTGTTTGTTCTTCTTTTTCTACTTGTTTCATCATTTTAATCATACAAGGGAAATAATCCATGGGACTACACATTAAATCATAATATAAATTTTTCTTGAAAGTTTTTACTGGTAGAATGTGTTGTTTTTGTTGATTAATCCATATATGATAAGAAATATGAGATTTGTATTGTGTAGTTTCAACATTCAATAAATCGTTTTTAATTTTTCTTAACTGATTACATAATTTATTTATTTTTGTGTCTTTTTCTTTTTTGGTAGTATTTAGTTTTCTTATTTTACTTATAATAAATTTCTTTTTCCAAACTACATTTACATATCGTTCCACATATTCCACAAAATGATTTTTAATGTTATTTTCATACATGGTAAGAATATCAATTGTTAAATAATCCAAAATGGTATTCATATGTGTATATTCAAGTGTATCTTTTTGAATAAGCGGTTCAAAATCGGTTTTGTAAAAGGCGGTTAAGTTGTCTTTTAGTTCTTTAATTTCTTTCTTTGCTGGTCTTCCTTGTGGTTTTTCATTACACATAATTTTCATACATGAATTTACAAATACTTTGTCTATAACTGGTAAAGTGTTATTTATTTCATAGTAATTCAATAAGTATAGTTTCATAAAAAGTAAAACATTAATTACTATTTTATTACAAAGAATAACAGCATTTGTAATTTTCGGTGTGTTTATATCAGGATGTTTCAAGACACTTTTCAAGGAAAGTTTAATTCCTTTGAAAAAGTCGTCAGGCGGTTTTTCTTTTATAGACATATTTATAATATTCATAAATATTTTATTTTTAAGTAATTTAACGAATAAAATAATATAAATAATTGAATATAAAATTACTTAAATATAAGAATATAAGAATTAAAAAATGTATAAACTAAAGGACTGGATTGATAAAAAAAAAATTCTTTTGCATAAGGGGTCTAAGATATCTAAAAATCCAAATGCGATTTCTTTATTAGAAAAAAATCTGGATAAGATTAATTGGCAATATTTATTAATGAATCCTAATCCAAATGCTATTCCTTTATTAGAAGCTAATCCAGATAAAAATTATTGGCATCCCAAATCTGATATCTGGATTAGTTTATCATCTAATCCAAATGCGATTTCTTTCTTAGAAAAAAATCAGGATAACATTAATTGGGAATATTTATCAAAGAATCCAAATGCTATTCCTTTATTAGAAGCTAATCCAGATAAAATTAATTGGGATAGATTATCAATGAATCCAAATGCTATTCTTTTATTAGAAGCTAATCCAGATAAAATTGTTTGGAAATCTTTACCATCTAATCCAAATGCTATACATTTATTAGAAGCTAATCCAGATAAAATTGATTGGAAATATTTATCATCTAATCCAAATGCTATTCCTTTATTAGAAGCTAACCAAGATAAAATTAATTGGGATCATTTATTATTTAATCCAAATGCTATACATTTATTAGAAGCTAATCCAGATAAAATTGATTGGGATTGGTTAGCTTCTAATCCAAATGCTATTCCTTTATTAGAAGCTAACCAAGATAAAATTAATTGGAATAGATTATCCGAAAAACCAAATGCTATTCCTTTATTAGAAGCTAATCAAGATAAAATTAATTGGAATAGATTATCATTAAATCCAAATGCTATTTCTTTATTAGAAGCTAATCCAGATAAAATTGATTGGCATAATTTATCATTAAATCCAAATGCTATTCCTTTATTAGAAGCTAATCAAGATAAAATTAATTGGAAAAATTTATCATCAAATCCTTCCATATTTGAATTAGATTATGATGCGTTAAAAAAAAAATGTGCTATTTACAAAGAAGAATTATTACGAGTTGCATTACACCCATCAAGAATTCAGAAAATATTAGATTCCGGAATAAGTTTTCACGAATTAGATACTTGTATTTAATTTATTATAAAAATATTTATTATATGTAATTTTTGATATTGAAATATATATAAATAAGAATTTATCATAAACGTTTTCTTCTTTTATACAACTCATATACATCTCCGTTATCATCTATATAATTTTCCCCTTCATCTTCTTCTGTAAACATAATACCATAACTTTTTGCTAATTCTATATCAAATTCACATCCATTATCAAGTAAATATTCAAATACTTCATAATTATCTGCAAGTTTAGCAAGAATAACATGCATGTTGTTTAAACAACCACCAATTCCATGTAAATATTTAAGCATTTCTAAATTATCAACAGTATCAATAGCGGTTGAAATGATAGTATCTTTATTAAAAGGACAACAATTTTCGTATAAATATTTAACACATTCAAAATCTCCTTTATCTACTGCAAATTGTATTGTTCTTTCATTCCATGAATTTTTGTCTAATTTTTTCACGAATTCCATATAAGTTTCTTTGTCATTTTCATAACATAAACATTTATTTGTTTCTTCAAGATTAATTTCATATTCACTTTCACTTCCAATTTCGCTATTCTTTTCAATTATATCCATGATTTTTACTATGTTTAATTATTATAATTTATTGTTATTGCAATAATTAATTCAATTTTTTATAAAATTATAAATATGTGTTCTAATATGCTTTCCATTTTCTGTAAATTGAAAATCTTTACTTTCTATATTATATTTTGTCTTGGTTAGTTGTTTTATAATACTTAACCAAGGTCTTTTTATTTTACTTGGTTCTCCAACTGCTTTTAATCCATTAAAAGAAAACCATTTTCTTATTTCAGGTATTAATTCCATGATTTTATTTTGTATTTCTGCATTCTTATCTAATTCATAAAGTGTGTATGTATTCTTATTGGTTAAATCTAATATGGATATAATTTTTTCTATAACATATTCCTGTTCTTTTTTATACAAATCACTTTTTAATCGCATAGGCATCTTAAATATACTTAAAATACACAAATAAATTTTAAGTATATTATTTATAAATTTTTAATTTCCTTTTTCTTGTAGATGGTTTCCTTATAAATTCTATTTTTTCATTCATTCCGTATGCGTGTTGAAAATAGTTTTTATAATTTTCAGATTTGACTTTTCTATTGCATTTTCTACATTCTTTTCTAATTGTTCGTAATTTTCAACATTTCTATTCTTTTTCATGTATGTTTTGATTTGATTAAAATAACTTTCTATAGGTAGATTTGTATTTGGGGTATAAGGGATTGAAAATAAATATTCATTACCACTTTTGGTAATCACATTTTTTATTAATTCATTATTATGACTTTTTGCATTATCTAACACAATCAAATATCCTTTATAATTTGGAAAAATATGTTTTTGTAAAAATTTCAAAAATCGTTCTGCGGTCATTCCACTTTTTTCATACATTTCCTTTCCTACTATTTTTGAATTACTTATTGCTACTAATAATGTAAATTTACGAAATACAAATTGATTACTTGTTTTTATTCTACATCTTCTTCTCAAATAACAACGACTATAAGTAGGTTTCAAAGAAGAACCTACACTTATTTCATCTAAACAAATAATTTTGTTTAATGGATAATGTTTTATTTTTTGATAAAAAGAGTTCATTTCAGTTTGTTTATCAATTGGTTTTTTGTATCTTTCTTTTGGGAAATGTTCGTGTCTTGTTCTTTTTCTTGTTTGGTTATTATCCCTAATAACATGTCCTAAATGTTGAGGTGTAATATCAAATGTAGGGTATTTTTGTTTCATATCAAACGCTAATTCATTCATAGTCAATTGTTCGTTTTTCTTCAATAATTCTAACGCAGTTTTTACTTGTGGTTTAGTAATTTTGTAAGAAATAGGTTTTCTGTTTCTTCTTGTGAGATTTTTAGAAGTATTGTATCTTTTAATCCAATCTCGTAAAGTGGATTTCTTACAATCAAATATTTTACATGTTTTCATATACCCATCTCCTTTATCATTATTCAAGTAATATTTAACCGCAGAAATTTTATAATGTTCTGTCTTATGTTTAGTCATATTTCATATAATAAAATAAGAATTTATTAATTTTCTTTAAGTACTTTTAAAGGGTGCGGTTTTAAATCTTCAAGGGTTTAAATATCTTTTTCAATTTCTTTTTCGAATGCGAAATATTATAAATAAATTATTTATAATAATAATATAATGAAATATGTATGCATTGGACAACTTAAAACAAATCATTGCAGAAATTAATAATTTTATAGATAATAAAAATAAAGTTAACTTAACTCTCTCCATTGATAAAATATATTTTATTGAAATATATACTGAAGAATAATTATTTGAAATAGTCTATAAAAAATGATAAATATATTTTAATAAATCTATAAATGTATACTAATTATAAGAAAAATGTCAGAACCATCTATCTCACTTTCTCCACTACCTGAAAATGAAGAGTATGTTATTATGGATAATTTAGATAACCTTCAATATGAAGGAGAAGTTAAACACCTATGGAAAGAAGACAAGTATGGGCATTTTCATATACATACATATATGAAATTACCGATTGTAAAAAATCAGGATACTCCAACAGGAACATTTGAAAAATATAAAATTTCAACTATTCAATTTTCATGGAATGATAGATTAATTCGAAAAAATGAACAATTTACGGACTTTGTTAAAAAACTTAAAGAAAGAAATATATATCAATATGATAATATTCGAAAATGGTGTACAGAAAATATTGAAATTTCATTTCAGTCTAAGAAAGATAGTATTATTATATGGAGATGTGATTGCAATCCATTTATGGAGAATCACTATCTAATTACAGATGAATTGATTAAAGTATTAGAAGATATGAGAGATTGGATGCTTAAAAATACAGAAACCTTTAATAAAACACCAAAACCAATGGTATTATTTATAGGAGAAACATAAATTCAAAATCATCCCAAAATTGATTTAACCAAATAAAATTTTAAATCATCATTATTATAAAATTCAGTTTCAATATAAGCATTATTTCTTTCTGTTCTATATGGACAGTGTTTACGATAATTAGAAGTAGTAAATGAATTCAATGATGTAAATGTATTTTCACTATTAGAGATATCATATATATTACTATTTTCATCACATCGTAATAGTTTATTTTTCGGTTTATCATATACCACATATTCGCAAAAACCAGATTTTTTATGACGAATTAAAGCTCCGTCTTTAAATAACTCACTTAGACCAATTTTAGTAAGTTTTTTCTGTAAAATAAGAGAAGAATCCTCTGAAGATGAATCATCAGATAATTCAATTTCATTACTAACTATTTTAGTTAAATCCATATATTCACCATCAATTAGATTAAAAATATCTAATACATCAGCAACATCTACTCTAAAAAATTCTCTCCTAAAATTAATTCTATCATAATATTTTTCAAGTAAAGTATGAACATGTTTTTCTTTTTCACGTGGATTTTTAATTTTTTTAGATATTTCAATTTTAAAAGGTAATGGAACACCAGTAGTATATAGTTGTTTTGCTCTTTCAAAAACATCACCAAGAGTAAATCCGCATTTTAAAATACCAGGCATGCAAGGATTAGACATGCAATATAAATATCCAATATTATCATTTAGTTCTATCGATTCCATTTTAAATTAATATGTATTAATATTTTTAAATTAGTAATTTTATAATGTAATATAAAACCATTTTTATATATAATTAAATATATAATGTCAAACACAAGTAAAGAGAAAGCAAGAAGAGATAAATCAAAAAATAAAAATAATAGAAAAATTATGAATAAAGAAAAGTTTTATGAAGAAGAGCCAGAAGATATATTGACTAATGGAGATTATGAAAATGCATTTCAAAAAAAAAATGAAGTAAAACATAATTTTATAAATGATGTTATAAGTGATTCTGTAAAAAATGAAGTAATAGAAATAAATTCAGATAAACCAACTGAAAATGAAGATATTTTAGAAGAAGAGTTTAATGATGATTATTTCAAACAAGAAATTGTTAAATAAATAATAAAATCAAATATATATTTTTATTTTACATGATTTTTTAATTCAACTAAATTAATATAAAAAGAGTGATTATATATTGGTAAAACATCTACAATTTTTTCAAGATCAATAGTTTTTTTAAATAAGCCCCTACTATTAAATGAAACATAATTATTATCCTCCTTATTATTTTCAATATAATCAAACAAAACATCTTCATTAGCATTTTGCTGAAATTGAATATTAATATTATCATCTAAAATATCAATATTTTCGAATTTCATGTATTTATTTCTTGCTGTTAATTTATCTAATTTTATAAAAATACCTTTATTAGAAGATTTATCAAAAACTAATTTATTGATATCAATATTTCGTTTTAAATAACCGTCTGTAGTAAATCCAAATGATTCTTCATTAGTATTACATATATTTAATAAGTAATTAATATCTTTATTTTCAAAATATGCAATATTATCATCATCATTATTTGAAAATGTATGATTAAGTATATATATATAATTTTTAATAAATTGAATAGATATATCTTTAATTTTATATATTTTATTTTCACTTCGATCAATCATACTATCTGGTAAGTCATTAACACCATATTTTTCTATATAACGTTCAATATTAATATATAATCCATCTGATTCACCAAATACTTTTGGAGATTCTAAATTTTTTAAATTAATATCATTTTTAAAATATCCAAGAGTATTAAATGCAATAGAATCTGGTAAACTATTTGAATATTTAATTAAATCTGCAATATTTTGTTTTCCTTTATATGTTATATCATTACCGATATGATCTTTATTTTTAATAAAAATATAATTATATAAAATTTCATCATTTTGATTATTATTTTGATTATCATTTTCATTACCAAATTGTTTTTCATTATTTAAGTGGTATGCATTTTTGGTAGTTTTATCACTTGTTAATTTTCCAATATGTATACAAGTTATTTCATTAAAAAATGCAGATTTATATCCAGAAGAGTAATATTTAGTTGCATATTCACCTTCAAAGAAAGTTTTTTCAGTATCAAAATTACCTAATTTAAGAATAGTTTCTGTTTTACACATAGATGGTCTAAAACTATAATGAGCCCAATATGCACAATTTATACCTTTAATACCTTCTTCATCTTTAATATGTAATAAGAAATCATTATCCATTTGTTCTCCTCCAACTAAATTATAAGAATCTAAAGTTTCACCATAATTTTTATTAAATAATATTTGGTGAATATTATTTTCATCATTTTTTTGTAAAAAGTGGATTGATTTTTGAATATAATTTTCAGGTTTAATAAAATCCCAGTCATCTTCAAGATGTACCCAATATTCTGGTTTTGATTCATTTAATTTATTCCAAATAATATTCATACTATTTAGATGACCTTTTTCAGAAGGAGATTTAAAATAGAATTCAAAAAATGGGTATTTTAACTTCATATTATTTCTATCTTCTTCAGATGAATTATCATCAATACAGAAAAAAGTAGTAATTAGATGAATATCTTTGCAATAAGTTAAAAAAGAGTCCATTGTTTTAGTAAATAAATCATATCTTTTACAAGTTGTAATACTTAGAAAAACTTTAGGTTTATTTGGATCATTATTAATTAAAATATTATTTTTGACAGATTCTGTATCATAACTAATATTTGTTTTTTTAAAATATGAAATTGTTTTTTTAATAACATCTAATTGATTATGAGTAAAAGTATTATTTTTATTAAATTTTTTATTTTGAATATTAATATATTTTATAAAGTCTAAAAATGTTTCAATAAAATCTAAATTATATGTTATTTTATCATAATAGAATATAAAATTTTCTAATATATTAAGCATAACATGAAATTGAATAGATGTATTTTTAAATAGACGATAATAAACTTCTTTAGAATACTCAAAATTATTATTATAACATAAAAGAATAGATAATTCATAATCTAAACTATGATTATACACGGTTGTATCACAAAATAATTTATCATCGAAATAGTGTTTACTATTTATAAAATAGTTATTATGTGTATTATGAATCATTAAGTAATAATAGTAAGCTAATTTTGTTTTACCGGTCATTCTAAAATGATTTATAATACGATATATTGCTTCATATCTTTCATTATCAGCATCTAAACTTAGTGTCCAATAATAAATAGCATCTTGAAATTTTTTCATAGAATAATATAAATTTCCAATCCAAAGATAGCTAAAATATACTTCTTGTGGCCAATTTTTTAATTCAACTCTTTTTTTATACCATTCAATTGCTTTTTCAATATTACCAGCATCACGATAACTTTGTGCACAATAAAATGAATATCTAATTTTTAAATCATCATTTTCTTTTTCTGCTTTATAAAATGCATCTTCAAGAATAAGTGCATCATTAGTATATTTATTTGGATCTTTGCTACGATTTCCAGTCTTTCCAGAATCAATATAATAATCACCATCAATAAAATCATCGATTAAATTACTTTTATCAATACACATAATAAATTCGTGTAATACTCCTTTAAATATCCATTTTAAATGATTATTGACAAGAAGAATTCTTTTATAAGAAATAAAATTACCAAATTTTAAATGGTATGAATCTTTATTTAATATTTCTGGTAAACTAAAATTTCCATTAATTTTATCATCTGCATCAAATATAAGTAAATATTTTGATTTTTTATATGCCTTTTGTAGAGCTAAAGTTCTATTATATCCGAAATCTTTCCATTCATCATCATGTATTTCACCTTTAATATTTTTAGAATCAAAAAAATTTTTAATTAATTCTTTAGTATTATCAGTTGAACCGGTATCAGAAATTACATAATATGTAAATTGAATATAATTAAATAAATTTTCAAGAGTTTTTTCAATAACATGAGCTTCATTTTTTACAATCATATTTAGACAAATATCATGTGTCATTTTTTTAATTATAAATATGTTTTTATTAATTGAAATTAAACGAAAATACTATTTAATTTTATTTAATTAAAAATTTTTATGTATGTAAATATTATAATTAATGAGTAAAAACTCAACAACATCATCGCCAATAGTTTACTATGGCAGTGCAACAGCAACTGCATCAGCATATACAGCTACTGGATTTTTAGTAACAGCTTCAGGAAGTGCTTCTGCAACATCTACATTAAGTCAAATTGATGCTGATTATATTGCACTTGAAATTGCTACTAGTATTGCAAACAGTAATGCATTACATGATGCAAGTGTAATTAATGAATCTGTTACAATTTCAGGAACTTCAGGAATTACAGGACCAACTGGATCAACTGGATCTGGTTCATCATCTGGAGGAACAACTGGATCAACTGGTTCAACTGGTCCAAGAGGATTTACAGGACCAGCAGGAGAAACAGGAGCAGGAGCAACAGGAGCAAGTGGAGTTACTGGACCAACAGGAGCATTAGGAACAACAGGAGCAACTGGCGCAGCAGGAGCAACAGGAGCAAGTGGAGTTACTGGACCAACAGGAGCATTAGGAACAACAGGAGCAACTGGCGCAGCAGGATCAGGAGCAACAGGAGCAAGTGGAGTTACTGGACCAACAGGAGCATTAGGAACAACAGGAGCAACTGGTTCAACAGGTGCAACAGGAGCAAGTGGAGTTACTGGACCAACAGGAGCATTAGGAACAACAGGAGCAACTGGTTCAACAGGTGTAACAGGAGCAAGTGGAGTTACTGGACCAACAGGAGCATTAGGAACAACAGG